TACTCTTCAAAAGTACGGCACGAACCACCAGCCAAGTCATCGGCATAGTTGTTCATGTCAGTGCGTATTTTTTCACGTAATACGCGTACGAAGTCTTGGATCATTTTCTAGAACCTTGGTTCCTGCTATTTTGAAGCGCAGCAGTACGCGCTTGTAAATCCATCTGGGCTTTACTCTTTGCGATGTCGGAGCCCATTTGGACACCGGCACGTTCTTGTTCAAATTGAACTTTGGCTTGAGACTCTTTAATTTGTGCACCCACTTTGAGGGCGTCGAGTTCCAAGCGGCCACTAACTTTTTGTTCTTCCAACTTCTGTTTATCAGAAGCAATGTTGGCGTCCATCATCAGTTTCTGCTTTTTGATCTCTACCTCTTGTGCTTTGATTTGTAACTCTTGCATCTGTAACTGCAACACGGGGTCTTTCATCTGTTGCTGTGCCTGCATCTGAGCCGCCTGCGCTTGGTTCTGCATCAGTACTTGGTTGGCCGCTTGAGCCATCATGCCCGACAAGGCAATCTCAATCTGCGGTGGCAACTTCTCGTCTTCGGGAGGCAACGGCATACCCAACTGCTGCTCAATCTGCTGACGCATTTTGTAACCAACGTGTTCTGCAATGTGCGCCGTGATTGCACCCATGATCTTGGGAGCCTGTGGGTTTTGACCAATGAACTGCTGAATCATCGGGTCTTGCATCAGCATCATGTGCACTTGGATGTGTGAGGCGTGGTCTTGGTGCAGGAACGCTTTAAGTGGCGTGCCTTTGAGCGCGTTCTGATTCTCTTGCACTGGATCAATCGGCTTCATGTCTTCTTCAATCGGCACAAGCTTCTCAGCGTTCTTGATACCCAACACGTTCAACATACCGCGATGCAGTTCTGGCAAGTTGTAGATGTCCGGAGCCATCTGCGCCATCTGAATAACAGCTTGGTACTGGATAACGCGCTGAGACATGGTCGCCGCGTTGGGATCTGACACGGGGATAACGTCCACCAAGTCATAGTCTTTCTTCTTGGCCTTACGCGTGCCGTACTCGGGTGTGTATGTGTAGTCCGCGTCGGTGTAGTCGCGGATGATGTTCTTCAAGAGCTTGAACTCTTGCTTCAGTGCAAAGTGCACACGAGCCTGCACCGCAGTCATTACCTTTAGTTGACGCTCAAGCAAGGCTAGCGTTGTACCAACGGGAGCTTGCGCAGACATGTCAGACACCTTCATGTCGGCAGTCGCGGCAAAGCGACGACCTTCATCAACGATGGTCTGCATCAAATTAAACAACGTCTGGCTTGGCTCCTTGTATGGCAGCGGCAAGATGTTGTCACGAATCGTGCCCGAGCCTACATCTACATCACGGAACTCTCCGGGTGCGATTGGTGTGTCATCGCCCTTGATGCGCAGGCCGCGTGTCTTAAGTCCGCCGGGCAAGTTGCTAAGCGTTCCTGCATCGACAAGTTGTCGCATGAGAGAGGTAGCGGATTTAGCAAAGCCTCCGATAAGATGGAAAAGTCCAAAGCCGTAAGCTCCAAAACCCGGGATATATTGGTAGTGCACAAAGTGCTGGCGCTTAAGGCGGAGGTCATCTTCTTCTTTCCAGTTGCGGCGAATTGACAGGATGTCGTTGGAGCCTTTAATCAATGTGACAACGTACGGCAACATGATGCCGGTCTCTTCTTCCTCACCGTCATCGTCCTCAGTCATGTCCTCGTAACCTTCAAGGTTCAAGTCAACGTGGCACTCATAGAGGGTGTAGCGGTCGTCGTTCAAATCACTAAAGCCGGTCTCTTTGTCCTTGGCTTTCTGAATGTCTGTCAAATCTCTGGGGGAGTCAGGCAAGTCAATGTCAAGGTAAAAGCCAACTTGCTGAAGCTTGATGATCTCGTTCTTGGTCTTGCGCATGACGTGCGTGATGCGGTAGCAAGTATCTAAATCCGTTGTACCGTACGGCAGATACATATCTTCCGCAGGAATAAACATAGACACTTGACGTCCCAAATTGGGATCATAGTAGACCTTCTTAAACGCTGAGCCTGTGGCTGGCAGTGACCAGAGCATGCGCTCGTGTTCACCGCGGTACTCCGTCATGACCTCCGTCAACTCGTAGTTCATGTCGTCTTCAACGTTGGCCGCAACTTCTTTCAACTCTGGCGTTTCTTTGCCGATTAGTTTGCTACGCACCGGGCCTCTGGCGGGGAACGTCTCAGTAATTGTCTCTGCTTGGAAACGCACAACAGCTTCCGTAATCATGGGGTGGAACACACCGCATGCGCCGTTCCACGGTTCTGTGCGTTCTTCAATCTGCAAGCCCAAAAGTTTGAGACCATCAACGTACGTCTTCTCCCAATCCTTGCGGCCATTCTTGTCGTTGTCAATGTCAGACACCAAGTCACCTGCCAGCGACTGCAAGGCACCGTTGTTTATGTACTCGGCCAAGTTATCGTCAAAGCCTTCTTCATCGTCATCTTCTCCGGGCGTGATGGTGATCTCCATCCCGTCCATACCAATGGTGACTTCTTCGGGGTCAACAATTTCAATTTCTAGTGGTGACTCTTGTTCGCCCAGCGCGTCAATGCCCATTGGTTGTTGGTACAGCGCTTTGTCGATGTTCGTTGCCATGTGTAGTCCTAGTAGTATTCGTGTTTCCTACGGCGAAAGATTTCGAGGTCGTCTTTCTCATCCGTGTCTAAAGCAATAAAGCCGCCTTGCCTAAAGCGTAGCAGCGCCTGTGTTGTCGTGTCCACGTAGTCGTCGTGCTCCCCAACTGGGAACGCGGCCAACTCTTCAATCACTTCCCGTGCCCAGCGTGTGTCAGGTGCCCAGACTTTACCACTGCTGAATAAATCCGCAACCGCGTTCATGCGCACCATCTTGTCGTTACCGCGACTGGGGGAGAACTCTTGGACTGGGATTCCCAACGCCCTAAGTTCTTGAATCAACGGCCCCCCGGATGCCTTTTTCTCCACAATGAACGCATCAGGTTCCCACTCCTTGTATTGCTTAAGCGCCACCACCTTAAGTTCAGGGAAAGCCATACGATCTTTAAACGCATCCAGTAAGATAAGCTGTGGGGAGTCGTTTTCTTCCTCGTTGTAGAAGATGCCCCACGTTGTGCAGGCGGAATAGTCGGATGTATTCTTGGTTTCAAACGCCGTATCCCACGACTGGATGATGTATTCACACCTTGGCGGGTCATCCGGCTCCCAAATACGCCACATTTTGCGTGAAACTATGGCCGAGTTCTCTGATGTTGGCTGCTGCATGTACTGCGCGTTCCAATATCGTGGGTCAATCGACGCTTTTGTAGCTTTTAAGCTATCAAGCGGCCACTGCTCGGGCCAAAGTGACTTCTCGTTGTCCTCGTCCTCGTTCAAAATAGCCGGAAGCTCCACAATCTCCCACGGAATCGAGTCAGGATTCTTTGCTTGGTAGTCAATTAAGCGCCCAGTCAGGTCTAGCAACGACCAACGCGTCATCACAATGATGATCGCACCGCCCGGCATCAAACGTTGAAGCGGCCCGGTCTGGAACCACGACCATGCGGTATCAAAAGCCAGTCGACTATTGATTTTAACGTCCTGTTCGGAATGAGGATCATCAATAACGAACAGATCAGCACCACGACCAGCAAGAGCACCCCCGACACCAGCAGCATAGTACTGACCGCCAGCGCTTGTAGACCACTTACCAGCCGCCTTTTGGTCATCTGCCACCAATGTTTGAGGAAAAACATCACGGTACTCCTCAGAATCAATCAAGTTACGTACGCGCCGACCGAAGTCCTCCGACAGACCCGCAGTGTGCGTGCCCATGATGATCTTCTTGTTGGGATACTTGCCAAGGAAGTACGCGGGGAACAGGTAAGACGAGAACTCCGACTTACCCATACGCGGCGCAATGTTGATAATCACCCGCTTCTTCTTACCCTCGACCACGTCCGTAAAGATCTTAGCCAGCTTCCTGTGGTGGGGGCCAATCTTAAACCCGGGGTACACGGAAGTTGCAAAACCCAACATGTTTGTCTTAGCTGCTGTAAGGCTGGCGCGACGTTCGCGCACCTCTATATCGTCGAGCAACTCAATCTTATCCTTCAGATTCATGAACGGCAGCGCCTTCTGGATGGCCTCAAGCTCAACCTTGCTAATAGAAGTGAACTGCTCAAAGTCCATCTGGCCCATCATTCTGCTCTTGTGGACTATCATCTGGGCGCTCGGAAACGTCCACCACGTCTATCACTCCCATGAACTTGGCCAACTTATCCTTGATGCGCTGCTCAACTTCAGCATCCGACATCTCAATCTTCTTAACCTCAATCTGCTCAGTAAAGAGCCCCACTTCCGTTACCTTGCCTAGCGCGATCAAGGCTTTCAGGCGGATGTTGGCGTTGGGGGACTTTGTCTCTTCAACCAGTTTAGCCACCGTGTAGCCCCTGATCTCCTGCGCT